AGATTATGCAAAGTCAGTAGAAAAAAAAATACACAACAGTGGTTGGTATGGTAACTACAGTTCTCTTTTAATTTTTGGATCAGTTTTAAGTTTAGGAGAAGACGGAAGTGGTGGTTCTAGTTTTGTAGGAGGAAAATGTTGGAGACAGGAAAAATATGATGGAAAATACCATGATCAATATTTATTTTCTCCTGATGAAGAAAAAAGACTTCCTCATTTATTTCCAAGAAAAGTTGTTAATAATCACATATATGAATGCGATGATTTTTTTGCTTATAGTAATGAGTCTTTTGATTATAAAACATCAAAGATAGATGTTTGTGACGAATATAATTCTTACATAGGGCATATTTATGGAAGTTATAGTGGAAGTTATTCCTTATCTGATCAAGGAAAAGAAAAAATAGAAACTGCATGGAATTTTGCAGGAAGTGAAATGAGATACGTTAAGAGGGTAGCATGACACACAAAGATATATTTAAAGGAATAAGTTATGGATCGTTAGATAAACAGGTAGGCGGAAAACATTACAAACAAATGAAGATTCAACCGGCAGAGTTTATAAATGAAAACAAATTGCTTTTTGCAGAAGGTAACGCTATAAAGTATATATGCAGGCACTCGTTCAAAGGGAAGGAAGAGGATATTAAGAAAGCGATACACTACTTAGAAATGATATTGGAGAGAGATTATAATGTGTAACACACCAGAAGATTTAGATCTGAAAGGTATTGACACAGTTGCAATTGACATAGAAACATACGACCCTAATCTTAAAACAAAAGGTTTAGGTGCGATACGTAAAGATGGTTTTATCTGTGGAATAGCAGTTGCAACAGCTAATGACACTGCATATTTTCCTT